CACCACAGACGTCCGGGCGACCGCCGCATTGGGGCCCGCCGGGCTTAGGGCGGCCACAAGAATTTTTCAGATTAAAAAAATCGAAATCAACCCATGGAAGACCATCGTGCGGGCCATCGGCCGCGCCCTGACTGCGGAGCTTTCCGAGAAAATGGAGGCCGCGCAAAAAAGCCAGGACCAGAAGTGGGAGGAACTCAAGCACTACCAGGAGGAAACCCGGCGCCTCCTGGACGACCACGTCCGCACAGACGACGAGCGCAACGCGGACCTTTTGCGGAGCCGGATTCTTCGGTTTAACAATGAGCTTGTCCGCGGCATCGAGCACACCCAAGAGGACTTCGACGAGATTTTATGCATCGTTGACGATTACAGAACGTATTGCAAGTCGCACGAGGAGTATAAAAACAACAAGTGCACCCATGCTATTGCGAATATTGAGCGTTGCTATGATGAACGCCTGGAAAAGCACGACTTTCTTTAAGGAGGACTCGAAATGATTTATAAGTACCTGGACGCCAGCCGCTACCAGGGGAAAATCGACTGGGACGCGGTGAAGCGCAGCGGGAAAATTGACGGTGCCATCCTGAAAACGGTTTCCACCAACAAGAGCTTCGGCGGCGTCTACATTGACCCCCAGTTTGAGCGCAACTATTCGGAATGCACCCGCCTGGGCATCCCTGTGGGCGCCTATTACTACACCTACGCCCAGAATGAGGCAGCCCGGGCCGTGGAGCTTGTGAAGGTGCGCCAGGCATTGACCGGCAAGACCTTCCAACTCCCCGTTGCCGTCGATGTGGAGGACAACAAGCTGAAACCCATCCCGGCCAAGGAACTTTCCGCCCTTGTGACGGGCGCTGCTAAACAGATCGAGGCCTGGGGCCTCTATGCCATGGTCTACACCTATACCAGCTACGCAAACACGGAGCTGGACATGGACGCCCTGAAAGCGTTTGACCTGTGGATCGCGGACTACCGCGGCAAGCGGCCCTCCCGCAAGCACGGTATCTGGCAGTATACCAGCGAGGGAACCGTCCCCGGCATCACCGGCGACGTGGACCTGAACCACGCCTATAAAAATTACCCGGCCATCATTCAGAGGGCCGGGCTTTCTTCTATCCGCTAAAATTGAAAGGAGAACACCATGAAAGAGATTCTGACCCAGCTTCTTTTTTCCGTCCTGACCATCTGCACACCCCTGGCAATCGCATACGTTTACAAGGCGGCTGCTGCCATCAACGCCTCCACGGCCGAGAAGATCAAGAACGAGACCATCCAGCGCATTTGCTGCGAGATCACCGACGCCGTGGCGGATGCCGTGGCAGCCATGAACCAGACCTATGTAAACGACCTGAAAAAGACCGGCTCTTTCGATAAGGCCGCCCAGGCCAAGGCATTGAATGGCGCAATTTCCGCCGCAATTAAGAGCCTGAGCAGCGACGCTCTGGACTACATCAAGGGAATTTCCGGCGGCGACACCGTGGGCTATCTGACCACGCGCATCCAGGCCCAGATCGACCGCAACAAGACGGCCAAGGCTGCGCAGCAGTAACGCCGCACACAAACCCCACCTAAGAGCATACGAAAGCCCCACTTTCAGCAATACGCTGAAAGTGGGGCTTTTTCTTTTTGCCTAAAAATAATCGTGTTTCGCAAAATTCCCTCTTGACTTATAAACCGAAGCGGTTTATAATAAAGGCGTAGAGAACAGCAGCACACAAGAGGAGGAACGAAAAATGAAGGTTCGGTATACACGGTTCGAGGTTGTGTTCCGGGAAACTACCCTGGTATTCACCGACCGGGACCCGAAGTTTAGAAACCGGCTGGACGTTTACAATTACGTCTGCGCAGAGCGGCTCGGCAAGAAGTACGGAAAGCTCGTTCGCATCAATGAATCCACGGTTTGTTACTAAGAAGGAAGGAGCATGAGTTATGAGCAAGTATTATGAAGTTCGTTTTTACACAAAGAAGGGCGGGGAGCAAAGTTGGGTAATCCATGTTGAAGCGAAAACCGCCAAAGAGGCCAAAGAAATAGCAATTCATAAATGGGCTTGCGATAGTCGTTTCAGCGGTATGCATCAATTTGGTATCAAGGTTCGTTTGCTTAAAGATAATGAAGAATATCGTTGGCATTACTTTGCAGTGGTCGGAGAAGGATGTTTCAACACTGCGGGACGCTGATTAAGGTGCACTAAAGAGGGAGGGCAGAAACATGGAGAACATCACACCGTTTGACCTGGGCGGGCTGGCAAAGGACCTGGACAACCAGTTGATCGGGATGCGCAGCCCATTTGGGCCAGCAGAGGACCGGCCGTTGCATGAAGCAAGCTACGTTGGAATGAAACACGCGTTTGAAGCCCTTGGCGGCAAGTACAAGGTGGACAGGCACGGAAGCCACCGGCTTTTCTTGCTGGGCATTTCAAGCCAAGGATTCGATTACTATACGGAGGACTGAACCATGAAGAACGTTATTTTCACCTACGACACTATCCAGAACGGCGAGCGCGGCGAGGCCTGCGCAATGATCCTAGTGGAGGACGCCCAGGCCTGGGCGCTTCAATCCGCCTTTAGCGAAAAGGACAACACCAAGGCAGGGCATTTTCTGAGAGAGCGCGGAATCGGCTTCTGCTGGAGCTGCGAGCACCTCCGCGGCCGCAGTTATGTTGAGAACAGCATTAAGAGCGTGGAAGTGAAGGAGGCATGAACGATGAAGCGTTACCAGATTTTGTACAACAAGGCCGGTTTCCCGCTCTGTGTTTGGAAGTCATCCGAGGAGGAGGCCCGCAGCTTTGCAAACAGGTTTCGGGCTGCTGGATACTCCGTTGATGTGTGGGAACACACGGAGACCGGCGCGCGCAAAACCAACATCTAACCCCGCCTGATGATGGCCCGAGGAAAAGGCCGAAACCACCCGGCAGCCAGCCGGGCAAGGTCGCGGGAACCATACCGCAGAGAGGAGCACAGAGCATGGACAAAGTTAAATTCTTCAACCAGCAGTTGAACGGCCAGATTGTTATGGCGGAGCTTGAAGCGGAGCACCTGGCAAAATCAATTCGACTGCTTTCCGAGGGTGACGACTATGTGGCCTGGGCTGGCGAGGTGGCAAATTACGCGACCACACTAAACCAGCTTGCGGAGGTTCTCACCGCACTGCGGAAGGTGGCGCGCGATTCGGAAATTTTGATGGAACGGGAGGAAAAGGCATGAGTGCAAAAACGATTTACAAGACCCTGGCGCCCTTCTTCGATGCCGTGGACGGCACCGAAGAAAAGGTCTTGAAGTTCACGGCCCCGGGCTATATGGACCTGTGCATCGAGGCCTTGGGCTACAATGACCACGAGGGCCGCCCGGTGTATTCCGTGGCCCACTATGGGGAGCAGAACGGCGACCTTATGCGGGACCCGGATGTGACCATGGGCGTTGACCGGGAAACCGGTACCGTGGAAGCGCTGACCTACCAGAACGACTACATCGGCCGCTATTGGGAAGTTTACAAAGACTTCGTGGACGGAAAGCCCACAAAATACTATCCGGCCATGAAAAAGGACCTTGCCGCCATGGTGACGGCCTGGGCGAAGAACATAAAGGCCCAGGGCTTCAACCCTGCGGTTCATGCGTAAAGGAGGCGGGCGCATGATAGGCGATCATTTGAAGCTGGTCGAGAACGTACCGGAAGGAGCGGCCTTCTGCTTTGACGGAAAGACCAAGAAGCAGAAAATCGACCAGAACGACATAATCCGGGAGCTTTTCGACCTGGGCATGGGCGGCAGCTATTATGCCCAGGTGGTGAAGGTGCCGGGAGAGTACCCGGCGGAAGACCTTTCAGCGGTTCTGCTGTACGAGCCGGAGGAGACGGCGAAAATCTTCGCACAGTTGTGCGGCTACACGCTTTTGGACCAAAACGGCCGAGTGATTACAGGCCGAATGCCTGGACGGGAGGAACAGAAATGAAGAAGATCAACGAAAAGCAACTTGACCGAATCCGTGGTGCCTTGTACGGCGTGGCCGTTGGCGACGCCCTGGGCGGCCCCCTGGAATTTATGAGTGACCAGCAGATCCGCGACGCATACGGTCGCGTTACCGACATGATCGGCGGCGGATGGCTGAACTTGAAGCCCGGCGAGGTTACGGACGATACACAGATGACCCTTTGCGTTGCCCGCGGCATCCTGGATGCCCTGGAAGGGGACAACGGCCTGGACCTGGTAGCCTCCGTCGGCCAGCAGTTCATTGCATGGGCTGACAGCAAACCGAAGGACATCGGCGGCGCCTGCTCGCACAGCATTGCCATTGCAAAGGGACTGGGCCGCATTCGCTGGCAGGGCGTTCCGACGGCTGCGGACTGGATGGAGGCCGCGCGACAGACCAGGCGCGACGGCGGCCGCCCGGGGGGAGGACACCGCGGTCTGGTGAGGCGCGGATACC